GATAATCGTCGGTCCGCGTTCACCTTCACCGCCGGCGGGCCCGCCGCCGCCGCCTTCTCCGGCTTGCCGCATAAGATCAACGATTGATTTCGGAACGACCAATTCGCCTGGCGTCAACATTGCCGGTACCGTATCGGAACCGCGTGGACGAAAACCGCGTGCCGCGTATATCGGCCGTACGATACCGCCGCGTGCAAGTTCGACCGGCGTCGGTCCGGCTTGTGGTCCACCAACACCAATACGAGGTTTCAATGGCATAGTTACGCCGAGAACATCTCCGACCAATCCCATAAGTGGTTTTGCTATTGCCATTTGAAACATTTGACGAGTCAACGATCTATAAATATCGCTGATCATACTATTCATGTGATCACGCCAATTTTCGGCGTCGGTCGTGATATTGACGAATGCGTCCTCGAACGCGTTTTCAATATCATTCGCAGCATTGACAAAAACATCTTTAATTTTGAATGCAGGTTCAACAACTCTTTCTTCGACTGTTTTCGCCGTCTTCGCGATTTCTTCGTTCAATTCCGTCGTCACCGTCTTCATCCGTCCCAACGCGTTTTCATAACTCTTTTCTGCTTGATCGACCGACGTCTGCAATCGCTTCATAACCGTATCGAGTTCGCGGAAATACGGTACGCGACGAAGATTCTCCATTCCCCATCGGTCGAAATCGCTCAATTGCTTTTCAAAATTCCGCAAATTCTCACGTGCCTTTTCGAGAGCATTTCCGAATACTTCCATTGCACGTGCTTGAGCCGGATCACGCCCGAGTTGATCAGCGGCGGCTCGATATTCTTCGATTGCGACGGTTGCTTCCCTGAAAAGTTTATTCACCCGCTGCATCTGCTCGATATGATCCTCGATCGTGTTCGCCACGCGTTCAAACGATTTGACCAATTGAATCACGTTATAGACCGTCAGCCCAATTGCTGCCGTCGCAAGAGCGAAAATTCCGGCAATCGCACCGACGGTCATTTTCAACGCAATCGCGGCAAACGAGAGTTTCGCGAGAATCGTCAAAAGAGATCCCGCCGCGATCAACGCGAGACCGAGGATGGCGGTAAACTCAACAATCGTTTGAGACGTCTCCGGAAAGACGGCCATCCATTCGGATAATGCTTTCGTTGCTCGCGAGATCGCTTTTCCCAAATCTTCAAGTGCCGGAACCAATAACGATCCGACGGTCCGGATGAATTTCGCGATCTCGCGAGAAATCGCACCCCATTTCTCTGAGAAGGCCGCCATCTGTTTTTCCGTCAATTCTTCCGTTGCCCCGGACGAATTCTCAAGTTCCTCGGCGAATTGACGAACGTTATCAGAACCGCGATCAAAAACCGCAATCATTGCCGCGATTGCACGTTGACCGAATAATGCTTTCAACGCGTGATTTCGTTCAACCTCAGTCAATCCTTTGAACGCAATTTCGAGATCGGCGACAATATCAAGCAGCGGTCGAATACGTCCTTCACTATCTGAAATCGAGATACCAAGTTGATCGAGAGCACGTTTCGTTTCGCCGGTCGGAGCGGACAATCTCGTCAATGCCATTCTGAGAGACGTTCCGGCACGCGTTCCTTTGATTCCGACGTCTGCAAACGTCGCGAGTATAGCAGAGGTTTCTTCAAGTGTATTATTCGTATTTCTCGCGATTCCGCCGACGTATGATAACGCCTCACCGAGTTGACCGAACGTCGTATTCGAGCTCGTTACCGTTCGCGAAAGAATATCCGTCACCCGCGTTGTTTGCTTGAACGGAATATGAAATGCCTTCATCGTGTCGACGAGAATTTCCGCTGCTTGACCCATATCGATTACAGCGGCTTTCGCGAGCGTGGTCGTCGGAATGAACGCCTCAAGTTGTTGCGTCGCGTTTAGACCGGCGGACCCGAGAAAATAGAACGCCTCCGCCGTCTGCGTCGCCGCCGTATTCAAGGCGATTGACTGGGCCTCCGCCTGTTCGGCCATAATAGCAAACTGTTCGCCGGTCACCTGCGAGACCGCCGTTGCACGCCGCATCGCTTTATCGAAATCGCCGTATTTTTTCGCAGAAGCGGTCAACGCCGCCGTGATCGCTAATCCGGCAAGTTGAGCCTGTCTCCCGAGACGTTGAAAATGTCTTGCGTTCTGTTGAAGAAATTTGTCGGTTTTGCTAACGTATCGATTGACTGCTGCTTGGGCCTTTTGAAGACCGCTTGACAATTGCGTCAAGTCCGCACCTAAGCGGACAAACAGCTCACCTAAATCAACCGCCATTTTGTTGCCTCATTCTCGCACGATACGTTCTCAGAAATGCTTGCGGCGGTGACGGCATACCGGCGTCTAACCACGCTTTCATTTCGGATTCCGTAATCGTGATCGCACCTAATTGTTTCAGTTTCCCATCAAGTTCGCGTTCGTTCTCGATCGGTTTTCGTTCTTTGATTCCGAAGAACGCGAATAAGGCACGCCGGATCGCGTGTAACGAACGATCCATCATCGGGACATTTCGCCGTAACCGATGATTTTCCGCAGCGTATATTTCAAGTTCTTGAAACGTCAAACGGCGAATTTGATCAGGATCCCAACTGAATTCACGCGAGAGTTCGTAAAACAATCGATGCCAGTTTATTACTCCGTCGCCGGCGTCTTCGTCTCCTTCGCCGGTTCCGGAGGGTTTTCCGGATCGTCTTCGTCCGTCTCGATTTCAGGTACCGCGAGCATCTTCGGAATCTCGTTCGCGACCTTTAGCATCGTAGTTGAATCCATTGATCGAACGTGCTTCTCTGCGTCTTCGTCCGTCATTCCTTCATTCGCTTGAAGAACGAGAGCCGTGAAAAGTGGAATCAAAGAAAGCACCCGACCGCCTTCCGAGAATTTGATCGCCGCGAGGGGCTGGTCAAACTTTTCTTCGAGGAAAAGCATTCCGGAGACACGCAAACGCGTGTCCATTTTCACGCCGTCTGCGATCTCGATTAGACCGTTGACCAGAGTGGCACCTGTGATCTTCGCCTGTTTTTCTTTTGCCATAATACGCTACGCTCCTTTATGTATCTTCGGTTACTCAGAACTCTTATTCGCCCGGACTAATCCGTTTGATCAGAATCCTTGCACTTGATCGAGAATTATGCCGATCTGATCGCCTTCTGCCCGCGTTGCATCTGCAAGAGCACGGAAGATCAGATCGTGCAGCGTGAAATCTTCCTCGGCAAACGGAATCAACAGTTCCGTCATAGAAATCGCCTTGTAAAGAATCACGATGAATTTCTTTCCATTTGACCGCGTATGTTCGATCCGTATGCAAACCTCGTCAATCGTTTTTGACCCGCCGAACGTCATCGTATCCCAAGATGCACTGTCCGCCGCCGGAGAAGAAAACGAACACGAACGATCAGGACCGGCATAAGACGGAACGCTTGTCGATGCACCGATTGCTTCGGTTACTCCGAGTGCGAGTTTCAAATTCGCGAGTTTCAACTCGGCAGACCGTGCCCGGATTTCGCATTGTTCGCGAATCGCGAACGCTTTGACTTCTCCGAGCATATTCGCCGGCTTGAACGCTATTTTGTCCCGCGTATATGAGAAATCCACGTTCTCTTTCAAGTGCCCCACATCGATTCCGTTGACGTAGAGATCAGCAGAACCGACCGTCACATTTTCCGTTATTTTGTTTATCATTTTGTCTCCAAATAAAAAGACGGATGCAGCAGGAACATCAAGGTCCGCCGCACCCATCCGATCAGAAGAAATTTTTAACTAAGTTGAAATGAGTATTTCGATCCGCGTTATTTCATCTTTACCCTTTCGTCGTATTTTCAATTATCGTCTTGAAGACCTTATCGTAGATCGCCGCGACATTCCGGACGTCATGATACTTTTCGGCGAATTTCCGTCCGTTTATTGACAACCGGATTCTCAACTCGCGGTCGGCAATCAGACGCCGGATCGTCTCCGCTATCATATCGGCGTCGCGTTCGATGAACAAGCAATTTTCTCCGTCCGTCAATTTTTCACCGTGAAACCCGACCTTCGTGGTCAAGACCGCAACACCGCAGGCAAGGGCCTCAGAGACCACGTTCGAGCATCCTTCGCCGCGAGACGGCAGAATCAAGGCGTCAATTTCGTGATAGAATTTTTTTGGCATATCTTCGTGCGGAATCTGATTTGAGCCGTGCAGAAGATGAATTTGCTCGATTTCAGCCGCCATATATGCACAGGCTTGAACGTAGAAGACCCAACCTTTGTAATCCGCACCGCCGCCCCAGATATTTCCGGCGAAACCGACACGGAATATCTTGCGACTGAAATCCGGACACGGATCGGGCGGGACAAATTTATCGAGTTCGACACCGTTCGGAACGACTTCAACGATCGGATTGAATTTCTTCGCGATCTCTCCGAGTTGATCATTCGTGGCGATCACCGCTCCGACGCGTTTCAAATCTTCGCCATATCTGTCTGTATCCGGGTTCGACATATCAAGACCTCCAATTCTCGCGAGACAATTTCCGGCGTATGGCATCAACCGTATCGTATCGCAGTTCTGTAATAACGTTAGATCGAAATGATAGCATAATCCGAGATCGACTTGACGCATAAGAGTATGACGACATTTCGGGCTCGGACAGATCATTTGATCACGAACGATTCGTGTAAATTCATAATTCGGCAGATGTTCTTCCAATCGATCTATGACGATTCCCCACGACCACGATTTCGTGTTCTCGACTGACAAGAGCATCACTTGGTTTTTATTGTTCATTTTTCTTGTACGATCTCTATCCTTATGACGACATGACTCGGCGTTGCGTGACGAATTTTCGCCCACTTTGTAGAGAACCAACCATATATTTTGATAGGGAAAATCAATGCACGCAACATAAGTCTTGCTCCTCTTGTAATAACCGTCACCGTCACCATTACGGTAACGCTGGGTGTCATATTAACTATTGCTGCCATCTGTTTTGTCCTTTTCAAATATCTTGATCGCGTTCAGGTTTTGAACAATTTTCGGTCTCATTTCGTCCGTAAAGAATTTCAAGAGACGCGGATCGGGGCAAACGATTACGTCGGCCTGATCGACGATCCACATCATAAACGCTTTTCCGTTGAATGCTATCGTCGCAGCTATATTGAAAAAACGAACGTGATGATAATCCGGCAAGGCACGTTCGATTCGTTTCGCTCGATTATCATACGCCCAACCCGGGACGTCAACGATCCACGCTATGATCAGTTTCTCCATCTATCGACAACCGTGACAACCGGAACATTGAACGCAAAATCGTCCGCCATTGAATTTCGCGATTATGTCCATCGGAAATGTCATTTCTTTGCTTTTGACAAGAGTCGGTTTTTCGTAAACTTTTTTCTTTGTTTTTGAATTTTTATTCTCCATAAAACGGTCTCAATCCTGAAAGAAATAAAATGGTCTTCGCTCTCGTTTCGACCGGCAACGCTTCCGGATAGCGGATATACATTGCGACGATCACGTCGGCTTGTAATGTTCCAAGTGCCAAACCCTCTATGAATCCATACTCTTTCGCGTCTTCGACCATAAATATCGCTTGATGTTCATATTGCGGTAACGTCTTCGCGATCTGCCGAACGATTGACGCGAACGCCCACGAACGATTATCGGCAAGCCATAAGATTCTCATTTTTCAATTCCTTCGCCGGTCCATATATCGTAATACTCTCCGTTGTAATCTACTCGCATCGAGTCAAGCCGTCCGACGATATTCGCATATCGATTACGGTCCGGATCGGGACCGTTCATCCTTGCAATCCGTATTGCCTTGACGCCCTGACAGACTATGACATCGGCGGAAAGCACAAGATTGATTCTTTCAATATACGAAAGTTTCGGATCGCCGAAGAAATACAATCGATGATCATAATCCGGAAGATTCTTCGAGAGACGTAAAAATCGGTTATGATACGCCCATCCTTCGACGTCGCAGGTCCAGAGAATAATCGGTTTTTGTTTTTTCTCAGGCATTCTTTTCAATCTTGATTACGGTTTCAAATTGAATTTCGACCCCCGGTCGTCCGGTAGGTACCGGAAGAATATCGAACCGTAAAACGTCCGAACGATTTTCAAGTAGTTCACCTATTCGCGGAGCGGAAATATCATTATAGAAAAATCCATCGCCGCCCTTTTCCTGTTTGTGATCAACCAATCCGATGAAGTAACCGCGATATGAAACGATGTACGCAAATCGTTTCGCGACGCGGATACAATCATTGATGAATTGATCCGGATCCTCGGCGTGATCGATCACCGAATTCGCTAAAACGAGATCGTATGATTCATCCGGAAAACTATGCAGGGTCCGGACCTTCCATTGATGATGCAAAAATTGAGCCGTATAATGATTTTGACAATACGCGATCACGGCGGGATCTATATCGCAGCCGGTATATTTCTTTTTTGCGAACGCGGTCGGATAGAAACGGTATGTTCCGCAACCGATTTCAAGAACGCTATCGATCCGATTCCACCACCGCTTTTTTATTTCGGCGAAATTTTTTAGGTGGCACTCTAAGAGACATTGAAACGTTGCCATGTACCATTCCGGAGAATGAAACGGATGCGGATTCTGATATGCTTGATCAGGCATAATCGAATTTCCCCCTTAAAATCAGTTCCGCGAGAAGATCGAAAACTCTCATTGCAGGTCGACCGGTCGAAACCCAATTATTGTCCGGTTGACGCTCGAAGATCAATCCACCGGTCTTGAACCATTCGTAATTGAAATTTGCCGCCGTCGATACGATATACGGTCGATGATTTTCTTTCGAGACAATTCCGCAGACAATTCCGCACATTAAATCGATCGTGACAAAGTGCAAACGATATTCATCAACGAACATCGCGACGTACTGCAAAAGATCGTGTAGATGATTCTCCATAATGTCGATCATTTCATACCGCGAGTTATCGAGAACAATTTTCTTCTCAGGATCCTTGTATCGTCGCGAAATGATCGCATATCGATTTCCGAGAATCGTGATTCGCCAGCTGAAATCATTCGTTTGCCGAATGATTTGTTGAAATATGACGTAATCTTTTTGCGGAACGAGATTGTACGTGATTTTGCCCGCTTCCGAGAAAATCTGTTGGATCTCTGCGAACGCCCCCGGTTTATCTTGAATCAAGAACGAATTGACGCCGCCGGAACCGGTTGCAGATTTTGAAAGACACGGATATTCGATTGCATCGATCAACGTGAGAGCTTTAATATGATCCTCCGCGAACCACGTCTTCGGCAACCATCTTTGGAATTGCAACGTTTGTAATCGTTTATCATCGTGAAGAACTCCGTCGAGATATGACGGAATTTGAATCGAGGACCGCTTTCTTAATGCTTCGTGAAAATCTTTCGTCTTATCACGTTCGGCTCGAGGATAGGTCGGCATCATCAAGAACGAGTGCGTTCCGAGTTGATTCGGAACACCATCCGGATGTGAGAAAAGATGAGCTTCGCCGGCGGCGGCTTTGACGGCTCCGAATAATTCTTTCCCTTGACCGAACGGATCATCGTATGCGTAAACTGACGGCATCATTTCTCCTTAATACTAACTGCATTTTGATAATTTCACGCCCAAAACAGAACGAAGAATATCGATCATCATTTTGAATAATTTGCTCGCTTTGCTCGGACTAAAATCAGTCTTTCCAAAATCAACTGAAATACTAAACTTCACTCTATCGTCATCGCTTTTGCTGAATTCTATTGTCACCGGACCCTCTTGTATCGTATCATAATCACTCATCTTTCATTTCTCCTTTTTTGCATTTATTAAGTGATGAACGATTGAGAGGGTGAAAAATGAAAGCAACCTTCCTTTTGAATCGTCCCTTGAACGAAAGACTCCGTGATCGTCGCGACGAGAATATCGTTCTCCGTGGATCCCGGCTCGAATGAGATTTGATATTTCGGATTGATCTCCATTACGATTTCGACAATATCCCCGATTGTGATATTTCCCCATTGCTCGATTCCGGTACGGCGAAAATAACGAATATCATCAATCAAGATCGTATGCGTCTTGACTGGATGATTTCGGATCGCGATCAGATCCTCGAGTAACGGACATTTCGAGACGCCGTTCGGCAGATCCGGTTCACCGGCTGACCAGTGAGCATCGAGAAAAAACGTGATCGGTTCGTTGATTGCAGCCAAAATGTTCGGCAACGCCGATCCGGAATCGCCGAGAACGTTGAGAACCCTATCATCGAATGCAAATCGTTCGCAGGCACGCTCGAAGACCCGCGGAGCCGCTTCAATCGTTATGATGCGTTTGAAACCTGCGGATAATGCGATCGCAACCGATTCGCCGTCGCCGGTCCCGGTCTCGATATAGATTTTGTTGTACGCGTACTTCTTGAGCACGTCGAGTTTCAACGATGATTCACTCATTTGCTTTTCGGTTTTTTCGGAGCCATATTTATAACGAACTTTTCATACAGATCAAGATGCTGGGCCCTGAGCTTGCTTGCCTTCTCCGCTTTGACGAGTTCTTCGACGATGATCGCATTTGCGACGGTGCCGATTTCGACATCTTTGACGAGGCTTTCGCCGGCAACCGGGTCCCACTCTACTTTACCGGTCGGAAGATATTTGATCTCTGCTTGCTTGATTTCTATTTCGCTAAAACTGAGTTCCTTCATCAATTCTCGCGAGATACGCAGCGTGACCAGATTGCCTTGCGGCGGTAAAATACTCAACAGATTGATTCGTTCAAATACGGTCAACTTCATTTCTTTGTTCTGCTTTCAATTTCAAATGCTCCTTTGTTCACTTTTGATCTACAACACAACTTGAACTTCTTGCCGCTACCACAAGGACACGGTTCGTTCTGATTGACGATTCGTTGACAAACGGAAACCGTCCCGGGTTCTTGGATAGCTTCACTATGCATCCGTTGCAATCTTTTCAGCAACTCCACCGGAGAATCTTCTTCGACGAATTCACGAAGCATCAACTCTTGCTCATTTTTTACAATCGTATGATCTTGCATTTCAAACGTCTCCTTTCGGCACCTTCTTGAAGATCATCAAATCTCGTCTGAACCAGACGAGTTGATCGTCCGGTATTTTCGATCTGAAATACTCCATTATATTTTCAGTCAGATCCTCTTGATACAGATGAACAGAGAATTTTTCAACGTGATCAATCCAATATCTTCGCGGTTGTGGGTTAAGATGATATGTGCCTACGTCCGGACTCGCGGTTAGAACGATCCAATCATCGGCTAATGTGATAATGTTTTGGAAAAATACGTCAATCTTATTTCTTGCAATATGCTCGGCAATCTCGAACGAGATAATCAAATCTCGCGGCCTAAAGAAAAACAAATCAAATATGTTTTTTGACAAATCTAAAAATCGCAGATTTTTCACTGACGTATTCAGTTTAGAAAGCAACTTCTCGTTTGAATCAAATCCGAGCGTTTTTACGCCCTTATCGATAAGAGCCTGAACGTATATTCCGGAACCGCAGCCAAAATCATACGCGGCCTTGATTTCACCGAGCTCGCAAATTTTCTGGATCACGACATCAACGTATTCCTTCTTTTTCTCGTCGGCTGATAACATATCCGAAGTGAATTTCTCAGCCGACACGCCGAAATTATTGTGCAAGTTCATTGTAAATCTCTAAAATCTCTTTCGCTCTCTGCGTTATCGAATGCCGTTCGTGAACCATCTTTTGACCCGCCGGTCCGATCGTTCGCCACGCATCCGATTCAAGAATGCCCGGGATCTGTTCGACTGAATTCAATTTGATATACGTTTCACCGTCGATGAATCCGACGTCCTTCATCAGCGGCATATCCGGGGAGACGAGCGTTCCGCCGTGATTGCAAATCTCGAAGTACTTCGGCGGGATCTGATAATCATATATGCCGCCGGAAAAAACGTATTTCGTATGTCCGAGAAAATACTGATAATCGTCGTAGCTCAATGAGAATTTCGTTGCTCCGTCCCGACCGCCAATTGCTGATAAAACGATGTCTTCACGTCCGCTCCATATTTTGAATTTTTTCAGATAATCGAATATCGCTGCTCGCACCGGATAGCTTCGGCCAATTTTGCCGGTACACATTGCGGTCATCCTTGCGTTATTTGGATCATCGTCCCATTTGTAATTTTCCGCGTTGAACCACGGCAATTGAAAGAGCCGACAATTATGCCGGTAACATTGCTCGACCAAATCGGTTTTCGGATATTGAAACGCGATAAGGAAATTCGGTTTCGCACGCGTCAAAAAATCTTCGAGCACATCCTCGAGACCGACATAATCCGAAATGATCGAATAAACGATTTTCGCCGGTCGATTCTTCGGAATCTCGAACAATTGACAGTAGGCGAGATCGTACAAGAATTGAGGACCGTCATAATCGGTCCGGTCGAACGAATCCTGTCCGTGTGATCGCGGACAAAGAATCGTATTCTCCGGTCCGGCGATTGCTTGCTGCAATTTGATTCCGACTATATCTTGCCAATACGTTCCGCCGCCTTGACCGACGCCGCCGAGTTTCAAATTATCGATCGCCTGCAATTGCAATTGATCCGCCGATAGCTGTTTGTAACACGAGATCATCTTCATTTTCATATCTCACTAACCGAAATGCTTTTGCAACCACAAATCCAAAACTACGAGACACCAGAGAGAATGTCCAACATTTATTTGACCGCGGACATGCTGACTCGCAATATCACGAACGTTATCGCGAGAGAAGATCCCGAATTCGCCGAACGATTCTCGCAAAATCGTTTCGCATAATAATTTCAAACCGTCTGAACGTCGGAACCATTGACCGACCGGAACGGCGAATCCGCGTTTCTCTCGGAGAATAATCGCTTCCGGGATCAGATCGGCGAAGACGTCTTTGAGTATCTGTTTTCCGGAGTCCGGTCCGACCTTTTCCGAAGACGGAATACCGTGTGCGATTCCGAAGACCCGCGGATCGAGAAACGGCGATCTGAGGTCAATAGAATTGGCCGCCGCGGCACGCTCCATTTTCACGATACAATCGTTGACGAGATACGTATGCGTATCGATCGTGAGCATATTCGCGATCTGATCACGATTCGGATTCACGTGCGAAAGAAGAAAATGCTGCGTTGAGTTTGTATCGACAACGTTCGCCTGCATTAGTGGATTGAGAATTTGTGCTCGTTGAGGCGGACCCCAAACCATAAGATTGCGAATATACGATTCCGGATCGCCGGTTTGAGACAACCAATAACGCGAATATCCGCCGAACGCTTCGTCCGCACCATCACCGGTCAACGCGACGGCGATATAATTGCTCGCGTGTTGATTAAGCAGCATTGTCGGAATCGCCGAACAATCTCCGAATGGTTGATCATACTGATCGACGATGCGTTTCGTCGTTTCGTAGAAATCGATTTCTTTGACCATCATGGGATGATGAATCGTTTTGAAATGATCAGCGGCCATCTTCGCGTACTCGAGTTCGTTGAATCCGGTCTCCTCAAATCCGACCGCGAACGTATGCAGTTCCTCGATCTTCTCTTTCGCAATAGCGGTAACGATTGACGAATCAAGACCACCGGAAAGATAGATCCCGGGCGTAACGTCGCCTTCGAGACGCTTATACACCGCGTTGCGAACCGATGATTCAATGAGATTGACCGTCTGCGGATCGGATTCGCTCAACTGGATGATGTGATCTTCAAGACGCGAATACGGACCGATTTCAAATTTTTTGGATCCCGGCGTGAATCGTAATACGTCGCCAGGCAGAACCGCAGATATTCCGCGAAACGCGGTTTGCGGTTCCGGGCAATACTGCAAGCAAACGAAATCGAAAATCGCATCAAAATTGAGACGTCTTGATTGTTCCACGAATTCATAATACAGCGGATTGGCGAGAATCGCTTTTATCTCCGATGCAAAGAGAAGAACGTTCCGTTCCCTCGCGTAGAAATAGTATAGCGGCTTACATCCCATCCGGTCACGAACGAGAAATAACGTCTCGATCCGCTGGTCCCAGACGGCGAATGCGAATTCTCCATCGATTGTTCTTATTACATCGTCACCCCATACGCACCAAGATCGCCAAAGAGCTTCGTAATCGTAATCGGTTTTCATTCGATCTGCATTTCCAATTAACCGGACGATTTCACGATGATTGTAAATCTCACCATCGAAGACGATGAAGACTTGCGTCGCGTCTTGTTCCTTCGGTATTTGATCAACGAGTCCCCAATCAAACGCTGAACGAACACGCAAACCGAGATTCACACCGTATGATCGTTCATCATTCGGCGAGTGATAACAGTGTTCGGTCTCCGGTCCCCGGTGACGAATAGCGTCACACATCTTTTCGACGCGAGATAAATCAGACGTGATGAATTGACGATCTCCGATTTCGCCTGCAATGCCGCTCATTTGATTTGACTCCTTTATGGTCTTTCAAATACGTACAGCGATCAACTTAAAACGATACTGTTGATAATAGCATTTCAAATCGGGATCATACACCTCCGGTCCGGACCAGTCAAATACAATTTGTTTCAAAGAAAAATCGGTCAGCGTCCCGAACGATTCGGCCGCCTTTTGCAGAATATCCCAGACACGTTCAAGAACCGGATTGATTTGAGATCCTTCGCCCCACGCCGTCACGGAGATGTAAATCTCTCGCGGGAAATAACCGGTCTGCGTATTGATAAAGTACGTGATCAACGGTAGTTGCGGTTCTTTCGGCGTATTCTGATAGAAGACGCATCGCGGTTTCGTCGCCACGTTATAAGATAAGAGGACGCCCAGTGAACCGGCGGCGGCGGACCGGGCGTCCACATAAAGGAGTTCGTAGAATTTTTCTTTTAATGTCATTCTCGGAACCCGATTTTTTTGAAACCGTCAACGAAATGCTGCTGTTCTGATACCAACGCCGGCCACATAAACGGATATGCGTTCCGCCCGTTTCCGCCGAGTTCGACGAGCGGTGCATATTCTCTCGCGGCGAATATGATCGATTCGACTCCGCCGGCGTCCGCTTGCGTCATTTGTGCCATAATCGAATTCGTCAAGTTCGTCGTTTGATTTTCATATCGGTTGATCGCGTGAGCGAATCCTTTCGTATGATCGGCTTTAGCCTGGTTCGCGACCTTTTCTCCGATCGCTCCGACGTGATTGATAATCCGCTTGAGCATATCGTCGGTGACTCGACGGATATTTCGATTCACTTCATCTTGACCGCCAATGCTTATCATTAGAGAGATCCTTTGGTCTTCGTCATATAGATTTCAAAATGATCTTCGTGAACGATCACGCGATTGACGTATTCCCAAGTAAGGTCCGCACGATAAATGCGGTCGCCCTGAACCACATTGATTCCGCACGGACCAAAACTGACTGCATCGGATTTGATCTTCAACGCCGCTTCGGCACGCATCGTTCCGCCGGATACCGGCTGCCAATCTCCGAGAAATGGATCGCCGACATTCGCCCAAGCATCGACCATTTCACCGGTCGAATCATAAGACGGCGGACTAACTCGACGTTTGACCTGCAAGAGCTCGTCCCAATCTTCCATGATCAAGACGGTGTCTGCACACAGATCCGCAATTGAAATATCAGACAACGCCATCAGCCGTCAAACCTCTCATTTCGCCGTAATTGCAAAACTACGTACATTCATACGCCTTGGCTCGTATTTTTCCACCACAGGCGAACGTGGGGGCCCTGTCGGGCAAGAAAATCGGTGGATCCACCGATTTCTCGACTTCCGTTCCCAAATGATCATAATTCGTATTGAGCCGCGTCGACTCCGAACGCATCAACTCCGTCAAGATCGAACGTCATAAAATCGACGTCGCCTGGCTCCATTTTGTTGAGAGCTTCAAGTTGCTTCGTCCAGAGAGATATGATCGACGATTTCTTGAACGTCTTATTTCCGATTCGATAATCGACGTATCTCCCCGGATTCAACGCGGCATCGTTGAGCAGATTGATTATGTTCGCCCGTAATTCGGCAACGGTAGCCATACGAAACCTCCGGTGATGATCATCAAACGGCAGACGTTACGATCATTCGGCCCACGTTGAGCAATACGAATTAGTCGGACAGACGCCATACGTTCCCTGCGATTTGACGACGTGTCGATAATCCGCCGCTCCGACCTGCGTGTAATGCCGGACCTTGTATTGAGCGATAATATCTCTTTCAAACTCGTCGTCGGTATTCGCCATCGGACGTGTGAGAATCTGCAACGGAATGACGACCTTCTCAAGAAACTGCTTCTTGAAATCGCCGAGCCACCATTGACGTACCGATTGACTATCGAGGATCGCAGACGAAAGAACGTTATAACGGCCCGCGAACGGATTCGCTTCGCCGGCGGTCCCGGTCGTTCTCGAATTCCAGTTCGCCGGAATCACCGTATTGGTGATCAGACGTCTCGCAATCGTATCGAGAGAAACCGGAACGAGCAGGATCTTCGGATCGTTCAAAATCGGATCACCGTTGTCATCCTGCATCAAACCGAGCATCGTATTTGCCGCGTCAAGATCGGTCCAGTCCTGCAACGCATTCGGAATAAGATTGCTCTGCAGATGAGGACCGGCGGCAACCGCAGCCGACCAGATCGCCGTTCGCGTCGCGGTCCCGAGCACGGACGGATACCACGCCCAATAATTGATATTGCCGATCGTTATATCGAGGATCGTATAGATGATCCGGCGTTCGCGATCTATCGCGGCTCGCTCGCCAAATTGAACGGCACGAAGCATAATCAATCCGGTCTGATCGAATTTGACGGCTTCCCACGTAATATCGAGGATCGCACCGCGTTTCTTCCCTTCGATCTGAACGAATTTGTCGTTGATGTCAGCATCGTGCTCGTACGGCATACCCGGTTCAATATCGTGCAGCGTGCCTTTGACGAACGCACCCGGAATCTTCGAGACCTGCAAAGATGAGGGGAACGGCGTAACCAATTGATCGCCGATTTTCGCGGCGGCGGTATAACCTTCCAAGACTTTCTTTTCGAGCAGCGTCGCGGTCAAGAGCGGGAACTGCGTAACATCGACCGCTTCGAGCGTCGAATTCTTGCAGGCATCCCAGATTTCGAGAATCGAGAAATCTTCACACTTGATCTGTTTAGGATCGTCGTCCTTCTTATTCAAGAGGCGTCGCATTTCTTCTATCACGACGCGGACGTTTCCGTTTCTCGCCTCAAGGTGACGGCGGACCGAAAATTTAGATGATGTGCTAAACATTTTTCAGGCTCCTTTTCTTTGAGTTTTCTGATCACGTAACAACCAAACGAATCGCAAACTGATTCGATCTTTATCCTGCATAGGACAGATCGGCTTCGGTGCCACAGATTGCGTACGAATGGGCTACGTTGAATAGTTTACCGGGCAGCAATTTCGCGAGGATCCGCGTTCCGGTCGCAAGCTTCTCTTGAGCGAGAACGGCAATCGGGAATGAGCAATCCGGCTCAACTTTCTGATCTTCGAGTCCCCACGCACCGGCGGCATTCGAGACCGCACATATTCCGTACAGGTCCGCGATTGACGCCGCGTGAGCGGCACATTGAGTGAGAGCAAAGATCGATTCGAGAGAAACATCGATTTGCACCTTCGTCGTTTTTCCGACCGGTGACGAATTTCTCGCGATACCACCGAATATCATCCGAACTTCACGTCTCGCGACGACGGCCCCGGAATAGATAAATCCGAGAGCACCCGGGTTGATCGCGTTTCCTCGCCAGATCAATACGAAATCGCCCTTTTCAACTCCGATGGTCGTTACGCACGGAATCTCTACCAGCGTTCGCGGCTGGGGACCACGCATAAAGCGTTCTGTTTCCGCCATTTTTCAAATCTCCTAAAGAGATTGACGATTGATGGATTTTGACGTTTCAATTTCTTGAACCACGCCACGTTTTTTAGGTGTCTTCCGGTTCCGAGAGAATATCGAAGGCTTCGTCTTCGTCGATCTTCTTTCCGCCTCCGCCGGCGGCTCCCTTCGATCCGCCCATATTCTTGACGCCGCCGATAAGATTCATTCGGTCTTCGATATGAACCTTCGCGGCCTTCTCGAACTCCGCACCTGTTGACTCGATAGCGAGAAGCGTCTTTCGGAACGTATCCGTGACGGCCTCTTTCGGCAGCTTCGATTCCGTGATCATTTTATTGACCGTGGCGAGCTTTTCCGAATGAGCTACTTTGACCGAAATCTCATCGAACTTTTTCTCAATTTCCACTTTCTCCGCTTCGAGGGTTTTGACTTCGTCGTCTCGCGACGTCTTGCCTTCCCCGATGAGCATTTCGACGATGTCCGGCCTTGCCGTTCTCAACTCTTCGAGCTTCACTTCTTTATAGTTCATTTCTTCGGTCTCCTGATTTCGATTGACATTTTGAGACTCAAACATATTCTTATTCGTCGCCGGCGAAGCGACAAGGTCAACACTAAAGACTTCCTTAATCGATTCGACGAGAAGTTCCCCGTCTTCTCGTATCAAATCGAGATCGGCGACGTGCGAGCAACCGACGGATTCCGGCATAGTTTTCGCGACGTCGTAGAATTTCTGTCCGTGAACGTCCGGCAAGGTCACGACGTCCCCGCGAATCTTTCCATTTTCAAACCTCGGAGACGTCATTTTCCCCGCGAGCTTCATAACGTCACGGCGTCCGGTCTTCATTTCCTCGATCGTCGGATGTGAAATATAGACTTGAACGCCGTCATAAAGCGGCGTTGCTTTCACCATTGTCTCGGTCTTGTAGCGATAGCCGTTTCGCGATACCGCCGAAAGAAGGCACACGTTCTTGACCGTCTTGGAGTCGTCCTCGAATTTCGCACCCTCGAAGGAAACTGATTCGACCGCCCGGAAGACTCCCGGTTCCGGTGGATTCTCCAATGATTCGCCGCGTGTCCGCCACGCGTTATAGCACATAGCCTGAACGACGTCGTCGGCTTCGTTCGGATTCGCGTTCTTCTCGAATGAAATACAACGCGAAACGAAATCGCCTTCCGCTTCTCCGGTTCTTGGTTTTGGTAATGGCATTTCAAATCCTCACAAAAAAAAGACGTCCGACAAATTCACGGATCGTCGTGACGGCGGGATGGTGACGCCGTTTCACGGTGCGATCCGAAAATTCAATCGGACGCCTCTTGATTTGGGGGAAAATCCGTACTTATAAACTTGTCAATCGACTACGAATTTTTTTCGCTCGTCGAACGTTTCAAACTTTGCAATCCGTCCGTTATGAAATTCGACTCGCATCAAACACGAACCGAATCGTAATCGGCCGCCGATCTCTTTCAGGATCGGCATAATCGTAGTATGCTCATCATCTTTGTCGGACACAACACTTTTTTTTGGCGAATCGTGCATTTTTTTATTTCGACCCGATTACAACGGTCTCTAACCAGCACATACAAGCCGGATGCGGCGTATCCGGCACCTCCGAGACGGGATACGAATTGCCGTCCAAGTCGTCACATTCGTCGCAGCGAACTGACGAGCCTCTATGCCAGATGATTTCCTTGATCCACGGTTTTTTCCGAGCATATCGGATTTGACCTTCACGGAACGCCCGATTTAGTTCGCTTCTCGCGACACGCATCGCGTTCTTATACGATGATCGATAGACGCCGGTCCCGGGATGATATGCTCGAGCAGCACGTGATAATCGAAGACGCCCGCGTGGATCGCGAACACGCCGGAATAGCTTGTCCGGTTCGCTGAGAAATCCGCGAATGTCCCGCGAAAGAGCCGATGCGGATCGGCCGGTCACGACCGCAACGTTGATCGCACGCCGGATCGCTCGTTCGGCCTGATACGTAATATCCCAGACGGATTCGGCGAACGTGAGACCGCCCGGACGAAATCGCATAACCGCATCGACGGCGGCGGTATGAACTTTCGCCCATACCGAATCGGCGTATCGTTCGACCTTATTATCGTATTTCTGAACGACGCCGGCCTTATCGATATACGATGTTCCTATTCCAATCTTGATTCGCCGACCTGCTTTGACGGCGGCTTCCGCCGCTCGGTGACCGGCTGTGATCCCTCGATGCACGGATTCTTTCATACCCCGCTCGAACGTCGCCGCGATCTTCGGACGAAGAACTCTCATTTCGTCGAGAAGATTTCCGAGAAGAAAATTCAATCTCGCCGGCGGAACCTTCCCGGCCTTTTGAAATACCTCGATTTGAGAAATGATGTTACTCGCCGACGTCGCGAAAAGCTCGAAGATTTCGCGTTCCTGCGTTCGCGTATAAGCCAACCAATCGGATCGAGCCTCTTTGATCGCACGTCTGATCCGCGTTGCACCGGTGATTCGTTTTTTCGCCATTAGACTGAATCAAATCACTTTTGAATCGTCGCGAGGACCGCATCTTGAAATTTGTGTTCCCCGCGATATACCAACTGCGTCTTCTCAAGCGTATAGCATTTCTTCGTTTCTCGATCTTGAAAGAGAAATCGGTGCTTATCTTGACCGATATATGCGTACTGTCCGCGAGGTTTTGTCTTTACCGGTGGCGGCGTTATCTTATCGTCTTTTTTCATCTGCGGATCTGCCATAATTGAGCTCCTTTAATTTAGGTTTCGTCTTCGTCTTCGTTCTCAGCATCCTTATCGAACTTCCGATCCCTGAGGCGTTGCTGATCGACATCGTCTCTTTTCTTTTCGCGCTCGGCTTCGGCTTCTTCCTCACGTCTGATCTGTTCGTTTTCATAATCCGGATCATATCCGCATTTTTCGCTGAGCGTTTTATCAGACGCCCATCGTTCTTGTTTGTGGATTTGAAACGCTTTAGTCTCCTTATCGATGTCGCGGTGAATCAACGTCGCGAAATTGACGGTGCAATCGGTTGATGTCGGAATTTCTTTCGTCTTCGTTTCATCCTTACCGGTCTGTTCGTTGAATTCTTGAACCTGATCTTTGATCGTCTTCGGAATCCGAGCTATTGCAATTCCGTGTGTGATCACACGTTTGAATATGTTTTTGAAAACAAATTCCCAGACATCCTGCCAGGATTCCATTGCACGAACGAACGGCGATTCGGCAACCATCGTCGATGCGTAATTTGAATTTGATGCGTCGCAACGAATGATGTATTCCGGAAATCCGGTTCCGACTCCGATCAGCAATTGAAACTGTCGTCCGTCGTCTTTCGTATCCTGAGCTCGGATATTCAGGTTCTTTAGATCCCACTCGATATTTTTATCGATCAAGATCGATCCCGGTTTCGGTTGACGTTTGTTCGCTTCCCCGCCGACGGCGGCGTTCCGTGAAACATCGGTGAATTTCTCCTTGATCGTAGAAACGGCGGTCCCGGGTTGTACCTTACCGACGACGTTCCAAATTTGACGAATTCGATTGAGCATATAACGATCACGCAGCCACAATTCATATTGCCGCATCCATTTCGCGATTCCGACGAAGAACGAGACGCCGCGTTTGACATCCGAATCGACCATAATTTTGACGTGATCCATGAACGCCGCCTCGATTACTTCGTACGCCGGAGAATTCCCGCGTTTGTATTTTCGATGATACGCACGGATATTCTCGACGTCGTCAACATCCGTTTCAATTCCGAACGATTGTTCCGGCTTCCCTTTATTCGGATCCATGATTTCATTCGGATTGACGAGACGGATTCGCAGATGATCTTCTTCGGATGCCGGCAGAAACCACCGGATGAATATCTCGCCGTCGCGAAACGTGCGGTGAATCATTTCTTTAGAACGCTGATCGAAGTTATTTGCATCCTGCCATTCGTCCCAATACTCTTGAACCTTCTCGTCCGGACAAACGGGATCGATCGATGCGTGACGTCCGATGATGAAATCTCTCAACGTTTGAAGGATCCCGCGTCCGGAGCACGTATATTGTAATTTCTGAGCCGATAGACGTAGAGCTTGCAACTGCACTTCCGTATATGGTTTTTTTCCAGTCGCCCCGGTCAATATCGTCCAGTCCTTTTCGTCCGGGTCTTCGGCAAATGACGGTAACGCTTCGAGCATAGCCGCCGATTGTCTGAACTGAGCGATCTCCAAACGGATCATCGCATTTTCGTGACGTGCTCTCAACGTGTTTTTTCTTGATCGGGCCATATCAAACCTCAATTCTTTTCCGTCGGTTCGAGATCGTATTTCTTATATCGCGTCGGATTTCGCTTCCAATGCAAACACGACGACGTCGATAAACGGCAATACAACCAAAGAAGGCAGCCGCAAATCGGGCAGCGGCTCCAATCTCCGGAACACGCACGGCAAATAATCCGGCGTTTCCAATATACCCGATATGAAACGAGACGGAACCTATTTTTTCCCCAGCGGCACATTGACCGCACGAAACAAGTGAATTCTGAAACAAGAATATTCATTTTTACCTTCTAAATACCATATTCGCCGACGATCTCGATGATTGCTTCTTCACCGCCGACCATTCTCCACGCGATTGACGTCCAATCGACTTGATCGTCGTGTGCATCTTCAACGCCGGTGAATTGTATCAACTCCTCGATGTATTCGTCAACGCCGCCTCCACGGACGATCTTGAACTTTCCGGCCTCCGCCCGGGCGATCCACGGTAACGCACGTGTCTTCTTATCCGTCATAACCGTATATCCGTGCAGATCAATATCGTGCATTTCCGGATCGGCAAGAAGATCATCGACGAAACCGATCTGCGTTGATTGAGCTTCGATCCCGACCGGTACCTGTTCGGATGCTGCTAACGCCTTGATCATCTTGCGGATCGTAGGCCATTCTTCCTTTACGCGAACCAATCCCTTGATATAGACGTTCCCGACGTCATCAATCGCCATCATTCCGGATGCACTATAATCGGACGCCGTGCCTTTAGTCACCGCCAAATCCCACGCACGCACCCAATTGAGATTGTCCGGCGGAAAATCAATGATCTGCAACCAATGACGTTTGATCACCGCTCCGCCAGGCGGCGTCGGTCTCTGCTGAAATAATGCCGACCAATCATACGTTCCGAGTGTCGCTCTGATTTTATTCAAAGACGAAATCGGATATGCCAATTCCCATAATGCTTGATCTTCCGATCGATGATCATCTGAATGCGTATAATCCGTCCGCTCGAACGTCGCCGGCAGAGAGACGACACGCCATTGATCAGCTTCACCGCGTTTGCCTTGCTCCGTCAATAACCAGCCTGCCAGATCGTCTTGATGCCACCGTGTCATAATCAGCATCATTCGTCCGCCCGGCTGCAGTCGCGTCCGCAACGTTGATTTGTACCATTCTTTTGTGGATTCTCTAATCGTTTCCGATTCAGCTTCGGCACGGCCTTTGACCGGATCATCAATGATCAGATAATTCGCTCCGCGTCCCATGATTCCGCCGCCGATACCGGCGGACCGATAGATCCCGTGAAATCGTGAGATCGTGAATTCGTGCATCTGCCGGATACCGGATTCATCCCTCTTTCGCCCGCGAGTCGCGAGTCGCGTATCCGGAAAGAGATCATGATATTCACGTGAGAGCATTACCTTTTGAACGTTGCGGCCCCAATAATTGGCCAGTTCGTTATTGTACGTCGCGGCAATGATTTGAGCATTCGGATCGAGACCGAATAACCACGCCGGCGTCCGGATCGACGCGAGCTCCGATTTGCCGTGACGTGGCGGCTCGAAGATCATAAGATGATATGGTTCCGGAGACGTGGCCCACTTGACGATCTCACTCGCCGTCGTTCGATGATGCCAATTCACATAATACGGAAGTTCTCCGAACGTATATCCGGTGAACGATAAAAGGTGACGACGTGCGAGTCGTTTGAAGACTTCGCAACGAACCTCAAGTTCTTCAATTTTGACTTGACGGTTCATCTTTTTCAATATCGGTGAAGGTCTTGAACTTATGCAATCTCTCGTCCAATTGCTCGTCCGTCAAATGCTCGAATTGCCCGACCGCCGTTCGCGAATCCGGTTGACCGAGCAAGAATCCTTCGAGCCGGATCATACGGTCAAGCTCCGCATACGTTGACGTGGATTTCTCTTTTCCCGCCTGAACCTTTTTGATCAATTTCGCTTTTGCGAATCGAACCACCTTCAAATTCGCCGCGATAGCTTTCGCCGTTTCATTACCTTCTTTCCTCCGCACACGTTCGAGGATCTCTTGACGACGTTGATCCCAATTATCTTTATCTCTGTATTTCCGGACCGTAGGGACTGAAACGTGTAATGCTTTGGCTACGCCTCGTAAAACTGGATTCGCGACGTAAACCATAAACATCTTTTCGACGTCTTCTGGCGATAAACGTTGACCACTTCTTACTTTAGAGACTTTCGTGCGTGGAACGGTCACGGTCGTTTTTGACTTCTTTTTCGTCTTTTTCTTGCGTTTACTCATTTACACATTTCAGCATAACACGGAACCGTCAGTAAACGCAATAGGAAAAGGCGTCTCAACTTCAAAGAATCCTTGACGACCACGGACCGCGAACGGCGTCGTGATCCGCCGTATATCTCGTAGCATCCACGACCAAAATTGTCCCTTATTTTGTTTCTCTAAGTCTGACATCACCGCCGCGGCATTTTCATCGAATCCGGCGGCTCTCGCGTGGTCCGTGCAGTACGGAAGGCAATCCCAAACGTCAACGATTGCAACTGCGAAGCCACACGGTAAACTCGGAAACGACGGGCGTTTTGTTGAACAGATCAACAAATCGCCGCGATGCGTGGTCCGCCACCATCGCGTTTCAATTGTTTTTTCTCCGCGAGCGATCATCGACGCCCACGGTTGATGTAGAGAAATCGCTTTCATTTTTCATCCTTCACGGCTTGCACCCGTACCCATATATCATTTCGCTTTTTGCAGTGCGGGCACCTCATAAAAGTGGTTACATATCCACGTGCCGCTCCTTTTATAAACTCAGGCACAAGCACAGAGCCTGCGACTTCAAATTCTTTATTGCACTTACTGCATATTCTGAATACCTGTATTGTAATTGGCTTTTCTTCGAGAACCGCATAAACTGGTTGGGTATATCCTATACAACTATGACGGCAGAACTCCTTAGTGTTTGGGTTGTACCATCCTATGATGCATTTTTTATTCATCGTCTGAATGTCCTTTCATTTATCATCTTCGGTTCCACTTACGTAATACACCCCATCGAGTAAGAGCCCAATAAATACGACCACATCGGGAGCACGCAATGATCCAAAAAAGTTTCTTGACTTTTGCAATCTTCAGCGGGGCGATTCCACAAATTCTACATGGTTTTATGGACATTCTGCATTTCCTTTCATCGGGCATCCGGATTTTCCGTATCTTCTTTCATTGACGCGAGCCATCTGTCGAACTTCGCTTTATCGAATCGCCGTATCATTTTTTCAAGAGCTTCGCCAGCTTTCTTTCCGCATTCGGAAATGATCATATCGAAATCACCTTCATCGTGCGTCACATA